TGATAAAAAAGACGAATTAAACCGGCACGTCTTAGGGGATGATGGTTTTTACATTACCAAAATGCACCCCGAGCGTGATGATTTATACGAATTCGAGTTAGCCGGACAAACAACGGGCGAATTAAACCTCGGAATGATACCTCATAGGGCATGGAAATATCGTTATAAGGTCGTCAATAATGGTTCGGTTGAATATGAATTCATCGGAAAATCTTCCGCCGGATTGAAATATAACATTTCTTTTGGTTTTGTAACCGCGGAATTGCCGTATGGCGAAACAGTACCGAAGGATATCACACTTTCAACAAATACTTTCGATTATGCGGGGACGGCTACACTTAGTCAGTTAGAAGTTCCGTTTATCGTCGAATTAACAGCAAACGCTCAACAAACGAATTTCTTTCTTGAAATTGACGGGCGACGGTTTACATATAATCACGTCCAAACACCTATTCAGTCCGGAAATAAATTAAGACTTAAAGGGATAGAAACGCAATTATTCACTGGTTCGATAGCCGAGAACGTCAATAATCGGACAAATTTCGAGTATTTCGTGATTAAACCGAAAGCGAATAAAAAAATCCCATGGGCTACGAATTTTAAAGGCACAATCAAAATACTCGGATTCAAAGAATTATACAAATAGGAAGGAGGGAAACATTGCTTACATTTTACAATGAAAGAGGCGAAGGTTTTGGAGCACAAGTTGAATTCACGGTCAAAAATGCCGTAAATGGTGAGCGTTCTGTTTCGGGGACTATTATTTCAAATGATAATGTTTTATCCAAAATTGACGTGGGATGGAAATTTGAGCTTAACGGCGAATTTTTTACCATCATTTACGCCAAGCCTCGGGACGAGGGGCGCAACCTTTCCGTTTCCTTCGACGCTGTTCACCAATTCTTTTATGACTTCGATCACTCGAACTGTTATACCGAGTTCAACGGATCACATCGTTTTGAAGTGTATATCGAGGCCATCTTTAAAAATAGCGGTTATCGATACCAGATTGAGCCAAGCGTAAGAGTGAATTCTATTCGTAAAGAGAATTTCGGAAACGCCAAGCGTTTAGAAATGTTTAAAGATATTATTAAAGCTGCTGGACTCGAGTTTTCAGTTTCCGGAAAAGTCGTCTTGATTACTAAAAAAATCGGTGCGGATCTTTCGACGGTCGTCCGAAAAAATTTCAATATGAATGAACTAGTGATTGAAAAGAATATCAACAAATTCATTACATATAAACGCGGACTTGGTGCGTGGAAAGATGAAGAAGACCATAGCAAGGGACGGTATACGTCTGAATATGAAAGCCCGCTCGCTCAGATTTACGGACGTATCGAAGGCGAACCGGTAAAGGATGAACGCTATAAAGATACCGGCAAGTTGCTAGAACGCTTAAAATTTGAAGTAGATAACTCATACTCGATATCAGTCCAGCTTGATATGGAAGATTTAACCCGAGCCGGCTATCAATACACGCAACCGCGGGCCGGTGATTATATCATGGCTATTAACGAAACGATAGGATTCCGTGAAAAAATTCGGATTGTTTCGTTTGAAAGTTCTTATGACGTTACGGGGCGATTGATTAACCATAAAGTCACTTGTAACGATATCGGAAGCGTTCAAAAACAAATAAGCTCTGAAGGCTCAATTATTCGGAGCGTGGGACAAAGTAAAGAATTCGCAGAAAGCGCTCTGGCGGTCGCTACAAAGGCGCTTGCAAGTGCGGATGGTAAGAATACGGTCTATTATAGTGCAACTAAACCAAAAGACGAGCCAATCGGAACAATAAAACGTGGTGATATTCTTTACTTAACGGCTGGCGAAGATACAGAAATGTATATCTGGAACGGTTCGGAGTGGGAGCTTAAAAAGTTAAAACTTGATACAGCGGATCTTGAAAAAGAATTCGATAAAGTTAAGAAAGCGACAGAACAAGCAAGTGAAGAAAATAAACGCAGAAGTGACGAAGCTTTAAAAAAAGCTGGTGCAAGTGAAGATTTAGCTAAAGAAGCTAAGAAAATCGCAGATGACAACGTTAGAAATTTAAACACGTTCAAGGTAACAGCAGAACGAGCACAAACACAATTAAGTCAAGACGTTGCGAACTTTAAAAATGAATATGGCTCTAAAATGCTTGAAGTCACACAAACGACAGACGGCATAAAAACGAAAATTGGAGAAATAACATCATTCATTGATAAGGACGGCCAACGTCAAGAGGAATTGAAGCGATACGCTAGGGACGAAACGGCCAAGCAAACAAGCGCTATTCGTGAAACAATATCAAGAGATTACGTTTTAAAAAGCACCTTTACAGAAAATGTTGAAGGTACGAAACAACGCTTTGAAGCACTCACAAGAGAGAATGAAGCCAAGCTTGCAGAATACAAGCAAGGTATAGATGGACGTATTGCGGACATTACAAGTCAAGTAGCTGGTAAGGTCAATGAAGTAGACTTCCAACGAGTAAAGGAAACGAGCCAACTCTACGAGCGTATTTTAGGTACGAACGACTCAAACGTTAGCACAAACATAGCAAGAATGGCATTAACGTCCGAATTATTTAATGTTGAAGTAGGCAAGAGATTTAGTAACCTTACTAATCTGTTTTATGCGCCAACTAAAATTCCAAAGTATATCTCATCAGTCGCAACAGATAAGCATTTAGAACGTGTTAGTTTTGGGGATCATGACGGAATACGAATTAACTATACTGAGTCCATGACTGGTTGGTTGGGAGTTCGTTTTCCACTTACTAAAAAGTTTGTGAAACAAGGCGAAAGCCTTGGTTATCGTATTGAAATTGCAGTTGACAAGGTTCCTAAAGATGGCAGAGTTTTAATTCAGTTATTGGATAATACCACAAATTTAGGAATGTACTATAACTCACAAATTACACTTACTAAAACGGGCAATCAGACATTTACTGGCTACTTAGACATCCCTTATACTGGCGAATTGAACGAATACTCAATCAGGTTTACTCTTACGAGTCCCGGAAATATCGTTATCCATAAACCTATGATTATAGACCAGCGATTGATACCGGAACAATTCGTGGATAGTACTGATTACAATAGCGAATACACAAGAACCACAATGTCTATTTTAAAAGATAGTTTTGCAGTCAAAACGCTCAATAGTAACGGCGACATTCTAAGCGCCTTAAATTTAGCGACTGGCGGGGCTAGTTTAGAAGTTGGAAAGAATAAGCTAGTAGTAACGCCTGAAACAACGTATATAGCTGATGGTACGATAAAGAAAGCTATGATTGCAGACGCTCAAATTGGCACGGCGCAGATTGGAGAAATTGACGCAAGTAAAGCTAGAATTATCAATATTTCTGCAAAGAATGTTGTCGCAGAGGGTTTGACGGCGAATATTATAAAAGGTGGAAAGTTATCATCCTTGAATGGAGTTACTGATTTTGATTTACAAACTGGATGGCTAGAGATGAACGATTATGATATTGGAATTAGAAACCAATTCCCTAACAGACCGTTACAGTATCTAGTTTTTGGTGCTGGTAAATTTGGTAGGGTAGATACTTCATATACTGCACTATTAAGCAATCGAAACGGCGTACAAGCGCTGGATCACACTTCGGTTGGTATTCAGATTTGGAATGGAAGGAGTGGAAATGAAATTCGGTCAGCTATCACATTTTATGGTCAAACAATGGACTTTAGACTTAGTGGACAGGATGGCCTAAAACAAGTAACCATAGATACCCAAACACAAAAAATTTGGGGACTTGAAGATGTCATTGTCAGAGACCAATCTTTAGTAGGTAAATTTAATAATATTCATTATAATTTTCAACAAATCAAAAACTGGTTTGAGCGAAACAAATTAGGGTACCCCGGTTTGTATAATATCAATATGTAAAGAGGTAAACATGAACACACAAGATAAAATCATCAACGACTTAGCAATTCAACTTGCTAACAAAACAATCGAATGCGCAAATTACAAAGCACGTTATGAAGAAGCGCAAGCGCAACTTCAAGAATTACAAGCAGAAGCACAAGAACAAACAGAAAAAGAGGAACAATAAAATATGACATTTACAGTTATCAATAAATACTTACAAGACAACAACCGTACTTTCGTAGCGATCCGTCAAGAAAATCCATATACAGCTTTTGACCGTGTTCTTATCGGTGATAGAACCAACGAGTCAAACGAGGACTTAATTAAGGCAGTATTGGCTCAAGTAACGACAGAGTTCAACCCCGCAGATGGCGTGAAACAGTTACAAGAAGACTTAATCACACAAGAGCAGACTTACAACCAAAAGCTAGCAGAAAAAGAAGCACAAATTGCAGAAGTGAAAGCCATTGCGAACTGGGCGGTATTGGCACGGGTAACAGATACGGACAATCCACTTGATCCGACTGTTTACAAAAAAGGTCTTGAATTGGTTGATTTAGGTCAGACTGGCAAGACTTACCAACCACAAGAAATTTTCACGATTGAAAACCCTAACCATGTCGAGCAATTCCAAGAAGGGAAGCGTGTTATGGTTCAAGTCACAGAGCCATTCACTTATCAAGGGCAGACGGTAGAACAGTTGGAAGATTTGCACCGAAACGGCAAACTCGGTCTTTGGAAGTGGGAAGCGCCTATTACCAAGCCGTCAAGTGAATTAGATACTGAAGCAGTATCACGATAGGAAGGGGGGAGTTATGGCATGGTCTGAAATAATCGATAGAACAATTCACGCCATTACGCAACTAGCCCCTACAATCGGAGTTGTTGCTACGGGGTGGTTCGGTATGCGTGCAAGCAAGGCCGGAAACTTAAACAAGGAACAATTCAAGGAACTTAAAAGCGAATTGAATACCATCCACGAAATTGGCGAAGATAATCAAAAGAAAATTATCGAGATCAATAACAAGTTAGTAGTGCATGATGAAGCACACTTAGCAACAATGTATCTAAGGCTTGAACGAGATATAAAAGTAGCATTACAACGTAGATATACCACGGTGCATGAGTCTGATATTATTCATAAAATGCACAAAAGCTATAAAAATTTAGGTGGCAATGGTTACATTGATAGCCTATTTAATAAATATATTTTACTTGAAGTAAAGGAGTAACAAAGATGAATAAAATTAACTGGAAATTACGTTTACAAAATAAAGTGACTTTAATCGCTCTATTAGGGGCAATCTTTTTAATGGCTCAACAATTCGGGTTTGAAATTCCACAGAATTTTCAAGACGGTGTGAATACATTCGTTTATATTCTTGTATTGCTAGGAGTGGTTACTGATCCGACAACAGCGGGTATCACAGATAGCGAACGAGCGCTTGAATACTACGAGCCTAAGAAAGACTAGAC